ATGACGGGGGGTGGGGCTTTTTGCGGACCCTGTCCCCCCTCTTTCGAAGTTCAGAATGGACGAAATAGACGAAAGTTCGTCAAAATTCTCGTTCAACGACTTGATAGTTTCCAGTCAAGTTGTACTTCATGATCTCTTGAATCGCTTCATTCGTCGCTTCGAGTTGATCTGCTTCCGAGAGCTCAGTGCTGGTGGTAGCGACCCGTGCTAGGTAGGCACAGGTGCGGTAGCCTTGACTCACGTCAAATGCAAACCATTCGTCGAACTCATCGAAAGGATCGTAAGGATTGTCCTCAGTGGTCAGTGCTAGGCGTAGCATGGCCTATACACCTCCATTAGAGGTCTGTGGGCGGTGTTCTGAGAGCTTTCTCCTAGCCATGCAAGTACTCCTTGACTCTAGCTACTGAGATGCCCAGTGAGTCAGCGATCTCTGCTGTAGTGGCGCCGTTAGAGCGCAGCGAATCGATGCGAGAGCGCTGATGAGGAGCAAGAGCAAGCTTCTGCTTGGGCAGAGCAAGGCTCTTGATAGTGTCCAGATCGGAGTTGGCCATGATCTGCTCCATCATCGAGTTCGAAATAGCACCTTTCTGGATGGCCTCCCACTCACGAGGTGTGGGGACGATCCGTGTTCCAGCTCGATTATAACCAAGCCTCTCACGGGCCGTCTTGATGGCCATGGCCTCCAGTTTGGCGCGCTCTTTCTTGCTCAGATTTGGATTTGAATCAAGTTTCTTCTGCACAACTCCTTGTGCCACAAGCTGTGCCTGCCGCTCGAGGGGCTTCTCCTTGAGGGCCCTGTTCAATTTGGCCCGGAGGGATGAAACCTCGGGGGCGTATGCTTTGGCAGCACGGGGGTTTCTCTTGATGGAGGGGGTGGACAATGCACGCTTCCTGCAATCGTTGGCCATGGCCTTCAACTCATTGGCGTGCTGTGCGTAAATACCCTCCATCAGGGTACCGGAAGATAACCGCCTGGCATCAGATGCCTCGGCCATCCTGGTGGACTTGGTCTGCTTCTTGACCAGCTTGCCCTGCTTGTTAATATAGGACTCGCCGGTCTCCTCGTAGACCTTCTTCCCAGTCTTGGGATCATATGGCCCGCCCTTCGCTGCACTACGGGGCTTGCGATGGGGGACATACGTGACACCCTTGGATCTGGAAATAAGAGTAGCCGCACCTTTATCGGCGCCACCCTGGTACTTCCGCTTGAGAGCGGCGATGCCGTTATCAATCTCGGACTGCTTGTAGTTGAGATTATGCTTCTCGGCATCGATGACAACCATGGAATGGCGGACGGCCCGGGCCAGCTCATCGGCACTGGCGCCCTTCAGGGTCATGTCCGTAATAAGATTGGACACCTTGCCCATCTGGGTCTGAGTATCCGACATCCGCTTCATCCCCTTGTACCCGGGATATGTCCTCTTGGGCTCGAAGCCCTTGAGGCCCTTGAGTGGTGCGGTTGATCGGATCTTGGTCTTCCCCTTGTTGGGGATTACCAGGACGGAGTCGCCGTCAAAATCAGCACCGCTAAGGCGCTCAGCGACATGAGGATGGATCCCAATAGCATCCCGAGCATTGCCAAGAATATGTCTCGACTTCTTGCCTCGGTTGTTAACAGTGAGCGTAGGGATCTCGAAAGTCCCGCCATGAGGATAACGCACGAGACTGACAACGCTACCGTCAGGGTAGTTAGGAGCATACACCTCGCCCTTCTTGAGATGGGGCATCGGCAATATGACCTGAGAAGCCTGGCCGGGTAGAGCCTTCGCCTTCAGATGAACCGCAGCCGAGTCACAGTCATCGGCCAACGACATGAGCATGCGCTTACGAATAACGGGATTCGTGAGCGACATGATCTCCTGCAACTCCTTGCGCTTCCCATCCCTGGTGAGCTGGAGCTGCTGCTTGGCCAATTTGGGTGACTGCTTGGATAAGAACTGTGAGGCCAGGGACTGGGACCAGGAATCCCACTTGCCCTCCTCGTTCACAATATTGAGAGCGCTCAGTTCCTTCTTACCGGTCTTGGGGTTCTTGAACATCCTCTGCTTGACAACAGCACCGAACGGATTATCGGGGTCATCCTTCATGGGCTTGAGGACCGTGTGGTCCTTGCCGCCCATCATGGGTGTACCCTTCTTCTTGTTGGTGTTGAAGACGATGTCCTTGCCCTTCGGAATATCGTCCGAGTACATGGCCATGCCCTTGAGATAGTGCGTTCCGTCTACGGAAATGCGCACCTGGGCGTAATTGGAGCCACCGAGACTGAGCTCTTTGACTCCACGGCGCATCAGAATAACGCCATCCATGTCGGTCCCGCCGTCCTCGGCGTACTTGACGCTGACTCTCTTCGAGGATATGGCTCGAGGAGTCTTGAGACCGGTGGACAATATGCCCTTTTCGTCGACAACGACACCAGGAGTGCGGATCTTCTCCCTGTGGGCATGAATATCCGCGGCTTTGGTGCCTGGAGGCGCCAGAACCTTGAGAATGGTGTAGTTATCGCTGTTGGCCTGCTTGACCTTGACATCGTGGGTGGTATATCCCTGAGCCTTGAGAGCCTCGACGGCGGTCTTCAAAGAAGTCGACGAGCACTGAAGGTTCTGCTCGACCCCCAGACCATACTCGATGAACTTCTTCTGCTTCACCTCGTCGGCCAATATGTCCTTGACCCGGGTGATCTCGTCCTTGCGAAATGATGCGTTGGGCTTGAGAAGCTCGCGGACGCTGGACTCGTTGAGTCCCATGCGTCGACCGATCTCCGTATTGGGCAGGCCGGCGTCCTTCATCCTGGATGCTCGAGAAATATCGCCGGCCTTCTTCTCGGCACGGGCGATACTGTTCAGAGCACGGTACTCAGTTGTACTCATGCCCCAGGCCTTGGCAATATCGACCTCGGACATACCCTGGCCCTTGAGCTTGTCCCTCTCGGCAAGGAAGCCCTGGGCCGACTGATATGGATCCTTACCGGATCCCCACGGGTAGCGACCCGAGTGGCGCTTGGTCCCGTAGTGGATGAGAATATCGGAGTCCATCAGTTCTCCTCGGACTTGATCTCCTCGATGAGCTTGTCGAACCATGTGATCTTGTCCATGATGTGGGCGATGTCATCGGGCTGCGGCTTGTCGACCAGAATATCGTCATTCTGGTAGATGCGAGTCTCGAAGTCGATCTCGCCGGGAAGCTTTTCGTACTCCAGGCAGAATAGGGCTGCGTAGATATGGAGCTGTACCATGTTGACACGAGTCACGCCGGTCTTAAGGTCGTGAATGCGCAGAAGGCGCTTCTTCTCGTCAAAGCCGATGGCGTCAGCGGTCCCGAATGCATTCTCGCTGTGATATAGCACGACCTCGGGATCAAGACCGTAGCCAATGGCGTCGTTCACGTAGGCGTTGAAGGTGGCCTTGTTCCTCGGCATCCGCAGCTTCAGGCGAATATGCTCGGCGGCCAGAGCGTGGAGCCTGGTCCCCATTGCAGCCGCCTGGGCCGTCCGAAATGCCTCGCCCAGCTTGGCGTCGTCGTAGTTCACCCAGCTGTGCTTGCTGGCGCTCAGAAATGCGTGGAGACCCTCCAGCCTCGAGTGCGTGTTCCAGAGCATCAAGCGTTCCTTTCTCGTTCTCCGGGTATATGAATGAAGCGAAAGACCACTGGCCGAGCTTGTCGACGAAATGGTCCTGGTTGGGGCGGTGCGGAGCGTCCTTGCTCCGCTTGACCTCGAGAGCGGCCCACTTGGATCCGAATATGATGATCAGGTCGGGTATGCCCTGATTGTGGTTCGGGTCGTTCTTGAGGATGAGGCATCCGGGCAGGCGATCCTCGATCCTGGATATGAGGCCACGCTGGTAGTCTCGTTCGAGCATGGGGTCTATCCTCGAGTCAAGAATTATACCCACGGCTGATCATGGCGCAAGGTCGGTACTCGTCAACAATGTAGTGATTGAGTTAACTTGCTGGGTAGCGTAGTTGTGATCAGCCGTGGGGGGCTATGGCGAAAAAGAGGGTCCAAAATATGGAGGTCCCATCTCCTTCATTATGATCGGTGTTCGCGACGCGGTCTATTGTACATGCACTGATCCCCGGGCCCTGTAGGGTTGAGATACAGGTCCAGCCGTCAACAGCCTCGCCAGAACCCCTACCCCTGCCACAAGTAGACTAGATCCACAAGTACAAGACCCACCTGTCAAAAACCACTTTTCCCCTTATTCTTGCTATATATATAGAAAATTTACTCAACTGCTAGCAACCCGGATCAAAACTGGTAAACTGGTCATAGAGGGTACGAAACGTTGCAATTCCAACGAAAAGTCCCTGTCAGTTTTGTGACCATCCCTGGTTCAAAACTGGTCAGACTGGTCAAAACTGGTCAGATTTTGGCCCACAAGTACAATACCGACCACCCCGTTTTTCAAAACTGGTCACAAAACTGGTCACAAAACTGGTCATACCACCGGTTACTCCAGTCACACAAACAACAGAATCGTTGTACCACCCGCCGCACCAGATGGTACAACGGGTGGTACAACGATTACCTCAAAGAGTCGTAGAAACCCCTCTCGTTGAAGATCTCCTTGACCCGAATCGCCCTCGAAATGGCCTGATCGATGGGCGACTGGCTCTTCAGGTAGTAGTAGTTCAGGACTGAATAAGGAGTGTTCAGCCTGTCGATTCGCCCCTCGCACTGCTCCATGACCTTCCACGAGTAGTTCTGGGAGAAGAATATCATGGTGTCACAAGTTGTGCAGTTCCATGCCTCGGCCCCCGCTGTGTACTGCACTAGATACACCCAACGAGGACCCTCTGGCAAGGGTTCGTGCTTGTGGCCGTTGTACTCGACCACTGGTACTCCGAGAATATCCCTCAGTGACCGTAGCATGAAGAGCTCGTAGTCGAAATTGTAGAAGACTATGACGCGAGGATGCCTCTCGCATAACCCTCTCACCGCCTCAAGTCTCACAGGATCCTCATTCGTCACTCTTCTCAAGACATGACAGAGGCCTCCTGCGTTCTTGATGGGCTCCTCCTTGTACGGATCGAAGCGGTACTTCTGGATCGTACGATATGGCTTCTCCTCGTAGGGCACCGGGACGTCCTGGCGACGCTTGATCGTCTTCTTGACGAATGGCATGTCTACGAGGATCCTGTTCCGCAGCCTCAGCAGTTTCCCCTGCCCGAGATATCGCTCGAGACGAGGATAGCCGGCCCTGTAGTTGAACTGGCAGTGCTCCCTCTCGAACTCGGTGCGGTTCTTGAAGAAGCCGTTGGCCACGAATACCGGGCAGTAGTCCAGCCAATTATCCCCGGGAGTGCCCGACAGCATGATCCACTCGTTGTTCCTGGCCATCTTGACGAATGTCTTCGCCCACTTGCCGTTCCCGATGGCTCTCTGCTCATCGAATATGATGAAGGTGTCACGGATGTTGCGGTAGTTGCTGATGTTATTCCAGGAATCGACCGTTGTGTAATGCGTGAGCCCGTACATGGCCACATCCTCTTGCCAGTCGAGGTCGTCCCTCTTCCGAGCGGTGGTGATTATGACCAGACGGGGGCCTTCGGCGAGCCTACGACCCAGATCGGCCGGATGCCGCACCCCAAGCACTCTCTCGACGTAGTACTGGAGGGCGACAACCGACTTCCCCGAGCCCGGCTTTCCAGTCAATATACAGCCATTTCCCAGGTTCTTCACAGCTTCGACCTGGTGAGGCCACAGATCAACCGGGCTCACGAATCAATCCGCGCTTCCGACTCGACCCACTCAACCTCACGCTCGGTCTCGTGCTGGACAAGATCTTGCAGATACGGCATGATGTAGTCGATTCGCTCTGTCTCCTGTATCTCCGTCATCAGGACTCCTTGATCTTGATGCGAACGGACGACTGATATACACAGACGTACTCGACAAGAATCCTGTCCAGTACGGTCTCGTTGATCAAGTAGTCGTTGACGAATACCAGCACCCCATCATCCGTCGAGAAGACCTGTACCTCGTAGAAGCCTTCGCTCTCGAATTCCTTGTTGTCGCTTCGATAAACAGTCAGCTTGGTGGGTTCCACGGGTGTCATGAGTTCTCCTTCTTGGTGGCGATGATCGCAGTGACGCTTCGGCCTTGGGTGTAGTCCTGGACCGTCTGGACATGGAAATCGTAATCCGCAAAGGATAGGAGCTCATTGTTTCCATCGGTCAGAAACACGCAATAGGCGTCCTGCTTATCCTTGATGACCTTCTCATATCCGAAGGCCTCCCATGAAATAACCCGATCCCCATCCCTGGTGATGAGGAATACCGGCTTCTTCTCACGAGGCGTGCAATCGAATTCTCCAGCAGCGACGGGTTTGACCTCCCAGTACCGAAGATCAAGATGGAAACGACTCATGTGCTCCGCACCGAATACGGGACCTCCGACAAGAATGCGACCTCGGTCCCACTCGAACGAATAATGGTATAGCGCGACGGTAACGACGTGATCGGAATAGTTGACTTTCATGATGGCGCCCATGTCAGTTCTTCTCCTGCTTCGGCACGAAATAAATGGTCGTCAGATGATTGACGTCGTCTCGCTGCTCCCACTCGAGAGCCCGGAACTTCATGACACGCCCATCCTCAAGACGGAAATACCACACGGTCCAGCCCGTGTTCGACTCGTACTCCGCCCACCGCTCGACGAACTCCGCCTGCTGGACCTCGGTCCCGTACTCCCAGATCAGGATATACGGGTCATGCCCGTCGTTGTGCGGGCTCCTGTACTCGCTCACCACAGAACTCCTTGGTAGATATGCTCCCACTGGCGCCTCTTGGCGTCCCACGCCCTCTTCATCGAGTCGCTGTGGGACTCCAGGAAGAGATTTGAGAGCCTGTTGTCGGTCCGGTCGCCATTCATATGGGCGACCCTCTGCAAGGGCTCCAGAGGGCCGTTGAAGGCCTCCCAGACCATCTTCTGGACGTACTTCGTCCGTCTAATCCCACGATCCCACAAGGTGATCTGAACGTACCCGTTCGGCCGACGATACGAGGCCAGGATCTGACCCGTCGAAATACGCCGAACCCTCCCGAGGTCGCTCACCTCGATGTCATCGATGACCGAGTCCCGGAATGTCTCACAGGACGACTCGGCAGTGCTGCGGAATGCCACTCTCCTTCGCTCCTTTCACTCCGTCGACCATGTGGATGTAGTAGTCGATTGGCATGAAGTTGTTCTCATTGGGGTCCCACCTGGTCCTGCAAGGCTTGGCCTTCCCATTGCCCTCCCTCAGCTCGAGGTTGTCCAGGGAGCAGTTCTCCGTGTCCTCATCCTTGTAGCCGATATGGTGGCCGTCGGGGATCTCGCCATTGAACGCCCTCCACACGACCGTATTGAGCAACATGGTTCGAGTCTGACCCCCTGCTCGGAATGAGACGACCATCTGATCACGGTCCTCGCGGAACCGAGTGGCGATCCGGTGGTTGGTGGTGAAATTGATGACTTCACCATTCCTGCTGACGCCGAAATCGGGCCATTCCGGGATCGGCGTGAACTCTTCCCTCAAGTCCATCAGCTCGAGGTTGTCCAGGGCGCAGTTCCAGTCGTCCCCGTCGATATGGCGCAGCTCGTGATATGACGGGATTTCCATGCGATTGAAGTGCTCCCAGATGAGCTCATCCAGAAGACGCATCTGAATCCTCCGGTCGACGAAGAAATGGACGCAGGGCTTCCCGAAGCGGGACTCGTCGATCGGGACATCCTTCTTCTTCCGCTTGGACCAGATGCGGCCCTCGCGGAAGTACCTGTAGGACTTGGTGGATGGTACGGCCTTGCTCACTTCAGATCCTCCAGAATATTGACGAGCTCTCCGAAGCTGCTCGCCACTCCGATGATGTCGTGGTCCTTGCGAATGATCCAGCTCGTCTCGAGCCTCTCGACTGTGAATGCCCTCATGCCCGGTCAACCCTCACAACGATCGCGTCGTCCGTCCACTCCTCGCAGACGAACATGAACAGCGGCAGATATGTCAGGTTGTCGTCCAGCTCGGTGACGACCATCGCCGCGTTGGGGTCCTGGTCGGCAATATCGCCCTCGTAGCCGAATGCCTTGATCCTCCTCTTGACCTCGCGACCGTCCTCGAGGATGAGTGTGAATGTCATCGTTCGCTCCTTCTCGCAAATACAATACTGAAAAACAGGATCTCAGTCCCTCTGACGAACCGTGATGGTTCGGTTCTCCTCGTCGACGTCGAAGTCGCACATGCGGGCCGGCAGATATGACTGGGATCCGTACCCGTTGTCAACGAGGAGATCCCCGTTGTCTTGCCAGTCGACTGAGCCCTTGAGTTCCCAGTGACCGTTGCTGGGCCAGGCGTGGACGAGGACGTTCCACTCCTTCGGCTGGATTCTCTGGGCGACCAGGGTCTCGTTCTCGATGACGTCGAATATGCAGTCCGTGGACTTCATGACGACCTCGCAGACGCCCAGGTCGTTGGGCTCGACACGAACCAGCCAGGTCTCCTCATCACCCTTCTCGGTGTGGACCGTCTCGTTGATGTCGAATATGTAGGTGCGCTCCCCGGACAGACGGAGGTAGAGTCTCTTGAGCATCGTTCGTTCCTTTCGTAAGATGTAGGAGGGCCCCAGGTCTCCCCAGGGCCCTCCGTGGATATGGTTGTCAGCTCAGGATCGGCTCGTATAGCCCCCAGAGCTCTCCCTCGCTCATGAGCTCGAACTTGCTGTCGCCCCGGCGGACGACCCACTTGCCGATGCTGCCCTCGTAGATACTCCTCTGAACCTCTCGGTCTCCGGATGTCCAGTTGCTGATCTTCTGGAGATTCTCCTCAGTGATCTTGGCCGCCTCGCAGACAACACGGCGAGGGACGAAGAGCTTGACCTCGAGAGACATTAGAATGGCACCTCCTCGTCGTCCTCTTCCTCGGCGTACATGGCCTCGAGCTCGTCCTCCACGATGGTGAAGAACCCCTTGTCCAGATATGCCGAGCAGAACTCAACTCCAGCGCGAGTCCGACCGTGGTAGGGGCGGATGGCGATATCGGCCCGCTCGAGGTCAGCGAAATCGAGGGCTCCGACCGTCTGCTCGTTCAGCAGGGTACGAGTCTTGCCCAGGATGGATACGAGCTTGGGAGGGCGGCCTCCGAAGTTGACCTTGACCTTGATGAAAGGCAGGGGCTCCTCCGTCTCGTCACGGGGCTTCAGGGTCTTGATGTTGAAGCCCTCCCGCTGGAAGTCCTCGACGGCGTCGTCCGGGATGATGACGCAGAAGGTGCGGGCGGAGTTGCCGAAGCGGTCCTGGACTCCCGCGAAATTGCGGAAGAGGAGCTTGGCGTTCTTGATGGTATAGGTGTTCGACGGCACGGTTCGTTCCTATCTATTGGATGGTAGACTTGTGTGAGTACCTGATCGACGATATGGGGCGGCGAGTAGAGTCTGTACCTCCTATCGCATGTGCTGCCAGTCATGCTTCGTGTAGTGGTTCTTGGCCCTATCCTTCAGGACCCCGGCCTTCTCGAGGAGGAACTCGAGGTAGTCCAGGTGCTGGGATATCTGGTTGGCCATGTCGTCGATCTCGTAGAACTGATCGAGAATGGCTCGACTCTGCTCTTCCGGGATGGGCTTGGGTCGCAGCATCAGGCACCCCTCTCGACCTTGACGATATTGTACTCCTCGAGCTTCTTCAGCAGCCAGCGGGCGTCGAGCTCGGATGCGACGATATCGTACAGTCTATCGAACCACTCGACCTGCTCGGGGGTGAGGAAGTCGTCGAAGTCCTCACGAAACATGTCGAGCTCGTACTGGAGGGAGGTGAGTTTCTCTTCGGTGAAGCTCTCAAGAATCTTCTCCAGGCCGTTGAGGACCTCCTCGACACCGGCCCTACCCCGGCAAGTGACCTTGAGAAATTTCTGCAAGAGAGTCTTCTTCTCACTGATGACGATCTTCCCGTCCTTGAGCTCGTACTCGTACTTCGACTTGTCGTAGATCGCATAGGGCTCCTTCAGGGGATATGCGACCATTCGAGCACCCATGGCGTAATTGACGTGATGGATGTCCTCGACGAAGTAGAGCCAGTACTCGTCATCCGCGCCTAGGAGATACCATCCGTTCGGCTCGTAAGTATTCCGTTCGGCCTCCTCGCCATTCGGCAGGATAACCCGGGAGGCAATGGAGGCCACCCAGAAGGCCTTACCGCTCTCGACGTCCTTCTTGCAGATCATCTCAGTCCTCCTTCGGGACGTCGTTCTCGGAAATGACGTCAACGTTGGTGATACCGACGATGAGGCCCGCCTCCACGAGGCAGTGCACGAGATCCCGCTCGTCGAGCTCGGTACGGCAGATATCGATGAGTCCCTTGACCTCATCGTGCCTCCTGGGACCATGGCTGTTGTTGGCGCACTTCTTGAGCTTCTTGATCAGGTCCTCGATCTCCTCGTTTGTGAGATTGACCATCTCGGCCCTCAGGTAGCTGCGGTAGCCGTAGAGGATATCGGCAGCGGTCTGGGCGCCGTCGTAGACTGACTCGGTCATTGTTCGTTCCTTTCAAGAAACCTAGAACCCGGGTTGGGTTCTAGGGGTGAGGGGTTCAGTTGGTGGTGAATGTGTCACTGATGTTCTTGGCCATGGCGAGCATGTCCTCGTTCGTAGCGTCGGGACGGTGCTGGACGCAGAAGTCGCGTGTCGCGTAGTAGGCGAACGTGGCAACTGCGAGGCCAACACCCATCTCGGCGAGGTGAGTGAGGACGTACTGCTGGGCGACGGAGGGGCAGGACATGGTCAGTTCCTTTCTGATGGGGGTCTCGTTATATGCCCTGCCCGTCTCGCGATTCATACTGTCAGGAAGGCGTCGACGTCCGTCCACTTCCTGATCTGATCCATGGCAGCATCAACGAGCTGCCTGCCGTATCGATCGTCGTACACGTCACGCCAGTCACCCTGGACGTCCTCGTAGTCCAGCCAGCGATAACCCTTGCAGCCGCTGACATCGCCGTAGGAAATGAGCTCATTGCCCTCCTTGTCAGTTCTGTGATTCTCTCGTACAAGTCGACCCGCACCGGGAGTTCCTGGATCAACCGGAAGGAAGCTCCCGACACGGCCGACGAACTTCCGGTCATCCTCCCCGAACTCGAGGAACATGCGAGTAGTAACCGATCGTGTCTGGGCGACATCCTCGAGATCAAGAGGATCTCCGGAGAATACGGTCTTGAACACGAGCGGCTCCTGGAACTGCTTCCCAGTGGCGTGCCATCCGTCCTTGTCGTGGGCGATGTACACAGCATCATTGGCGAGCAGCATCCGATCGTAAGTGGCCTCGTGCTCGAATACATAGCCGTAGCGACGGCCGAACTCGAAGACCTCCGATATGATGCGATCGTCGGCGTTCGGGATCTTGATCGAGTCCGTCTTGATGTGAGCAACAGTGTATCCTTTCTCCTGCACGAAATGCTTCAGGTCCACCATGAACAGGGCGCCGCGCTTGGCGACGATGTTGTCCACGTTCCTGGGATCCCTGAGCGGATTGTCGAATTTGGCGGCGGTGAGTCCGTACGTCGAATTCAGAGCGATCTTCAGCGCATAGGCCAGCGCATCGAGATTCGACTCATCATCAAGGTATGGAGCCAGCGCGCCGTTCAGGATCTTGCGAGCCTCATCGAGCTCCTTGTGCTTGATGAGGATACGAGCCCTCTTGAGCTCGCTATACCTCTTGGTGTACGGTCCGAACAGCTGGAGATTCTCGATCGACGTGGGATGCATCGACGCGATATCCAGCAGGGCCACGTTCTCATGGTAACCGGGCTCGGCGTAGACGTAACCGCCCTCGCCGACCTCCTCACCACGATATGTCGACTTGCCGTACTCGTACTTGTACCCCGGGAACATCTCGGACAGGTCTGTGTACCTCAGGTACTGCTGCGTGTTCCTCTTGCCCTGGAATATGATCCTGGTGGTCAGGTTGTTAGTGCTCGAGTTGAGCGGGAGCCCCGCGATCGATGCTAGGATCTGACGGGCCTCCCAATCGGCCTCCAAATGGTCCCAGACCTTCTCAGTGGCGATCACGTCATTGTCGCAATATGCCGCGACCTCCTCCCAGCGATCCTCAGGAACCGGCTCGTCCCACGGAAGGCCCAGCTCCTTGTGATGGATTCCCAGCTCGATCTCCCACCTCTTCAGGGACTGCTTCTTGGCGGCGAAGTCGTAGATATCGGTGTACGACAGGTTGTATGCCTCCTTGAAGCCCTCCCTGATAAGGTTAGTGATGATCTTGCGAGAGAGGTGGTATAGCTGCTCGTTCGAGTACCCCAGCATCCGACCATAGAGGATATGGTTGTCGTACCGGCGATTGTTGAATCCGACGAGCTTCTTCTCCGCAAGGTCAGAGATCTCGTTCGGCGTCGGGTTGATCATCCTCTGGATCTCGTCCGAGCCCCGGACCTTCCAGTTCACGAGGAACAGGTTCGGGAATACCTCGACGTCGAATATGATGGGTGTGTCGTCCGTCGGCTCCTTGAATTCCTCCTCGTGATCATGCTCGGAGGAGAAATGCATCTCTTGAACGAGCTTGATGCAGTAGTCGGCCTGATGAGTCGACCTCATGGCGAACGTGAGAACCTTCTGACGAATATCGCTCACGTCGTACGACATACCAGACTCGTAGGCGTCGTCCAGGATCTTCTTGATGAAGTCGATGCTGGGCTTGGTCCCGGGATGGATCTCCTTGCGGAGGTTGCGAGATATGAGCTTGCGGATTGACTTCTCGCTCTGCATGACCTCCTGCTTGATCACTGACTTTTCCTTGACGGGCAGATATCCGACCTCAACCTCGGTAAGGCCCTGGTGGTCGGTGCACTCGGTGAGACGCCGACGCAGGGCCGACTTGCCCGAGTAGACCTTGCACTCGACTCCCGGGGCAACCATCCTGGATAGCTCGGACGGATCCCCCGGGTATCGATAATGGATGTGGACTCCACCTCCCGATCGGCTGAGTTCAGCATAGGAGGGAATCCACTTCCGAGCCTCTTCAAGGCATCGAGTGCGGTCTTTGTCGAGGTCGATGTCGATAACGATGTCTCTTTCGGGTACAAGGACATAATGCTCCTTCCCAGTGTCCAGATTCTTGAGAGTGGTGGTGACGTCGTCCCATCGATATGCTGGGAGACCGTTCTCGTTGGCGTACTGAGCCGGTTGGTCCTTGTAGAGCTCATCGAGATACGAGTCCCTCTCTCTCATGTCGGTCCAGTCCGGAATCGGGCTCTCCGTTTTATCCCCCTGGGAAAATTTGGATTCGCGCAGCCCTTTGTACACCTTGCGCCTGTAAGTCCCATCGATCATGAGCCGATCGTGGAACTCCTCGAAGTAGTCCCGGATCTCGTCCTTGAACTTGTACATGGGATACATGTTCCCGTCGGAGTATGTCTGGGAGTATTCCTTGTACATGTCGTAGATGCGCCTAAGAGGTAAACCTTCCTCGTCCTTCAACTCGTCTCGATAAAAATCGAGGAAGTTGAAGATAGGATTGGTCTTGCTCATCATGCCGATTGGCTTGTAGTCGTCGTAATATGACGATCCTTTGGTCTTGTAGACCTCGATGCAGTGTCTGACGATGGAGCCCCGCTCATCCTCGATACGCGACATGATGTCGTTGTACCGACGAATATCGAGCTTGCGACCCGAGGGCTCCACATCGATAAGACGCCTCGTCAGTCCGCTCTTCGAGTCGGTGATGCGGACCGGCAGGTTTGTCCCAATGAATAGCATGGCCTCGGACTTGAACTCATAGAGGGACTTGCCCTTCTCGTTCATGACCATTCTCTCGTGGGATATGAGGCTGTTCAGCCTGCTGTTGTCGGAAATTCTTGACAGATTGCCGTCGTGCTGAATGGCGACTCTGGGATTCGTCTTGAACGGCTCGAGGGCGAACTGGTCGCTGACCAACCCGAGCGCTGCCGCGTCGAAGTGACAGATACGATCATCCAGTAATCTCGAGAGAAGATTCAGGAAGGTCGACTTACCGGATCCCGCTGAGCCGTAGAGTACGAAGAACTTCTGGATCCACTTGGAATCCCCCGTGAATACTGATCCGATACCCCACTCGAGCTTCTCTCTCTCGTCCGGATCGTAGAGAGTGCTCATGAGTTCTTTGTAGGCCGGGCACGGATCATCGCTCAGCGAATATGTGAGAGTTCTGGTGGCGTAGTCCTCTCTTCTCGGTGTCTGGTCGGCGAACATGATCCCGCCGTCAAGCGGATGGTAGACGTCCGGGAGCTTGGACATCCACGCCTTGTAGTCCGAATATGTCTTGGAGTCGTAGTCCCCCAGATACCGTGCCCAGACGGAGCCCTCCACTCGTTCGGACGTCTCCTTGAAGTGGCGGGCAACGTCGGCGTCCACGATTCGCATCAAGTCGTACTCTTCAGTACTCCAGAAATGCGTCTCGGGATTATACACGGCGTAGAAGGACTTCCCACGAATCATGAGGTCCTTGAATCGGAGAACACGCCAGGCCGGCCGTACCTCGGTCGTCCCCGATTTGAGGGCTCGCTCCTTAATCTCGTAGAAATCCATTAGACTCCTTATATGTCGTAGTTCTCCGCCAGATAGAGTTGCATCTGGTACCAGAGCTCAAGACGGTTCTGGTTCTGGAACTCATCCGACTCGTAGAACTCCGGGACGGACTCGAGGGGGAATATGCCTCCGCGTCCGTGGGAATCGTACTGACGGCTCATCCACCTCTGGACGGTCTTGTCGACCTTTCGATCCAGGGCGTTGCCGCTGTTGTCGAATTGGTAGTCCGTGTAGTTGATTCCGAGGTTCTCGATCATCTCCCAGAAATACGGGTCGAGTCCTTCCTCGTCATCGAGTTCGAAAGCTATGCGATCAGCGAGCCCGAGCAGGACTTCGAGCACGCTGGCAGGGCTCTTTCGAAATGCCGGTGAGAGCTTACCGCCATAGCGGTTCCGCCACTCACGACCATCCATGTCCCGATTGCGGTCCATCATGGCGGAGTAGCGGAACTCGATATGGTAGAGCTTCCACAGGAGGTGATGGTTGTCGAATATGCTCGGCAGCTCATCCTCACTCTCATCCAGGAACGAGAGCAGGAAGTCGAAGTACTCCTGTTCCATCAGCGGGATCCGGAGTACGCGTCCTCAATGATCTCGAGGCGAATATCGTAGGAGAGATCGAAGTTGCGGATCCACTTGACGACGATCTCGTCCGACTGCGTCTCGAGGTCGACATTTCCGAGCCACTCGCCCGCGTTATCGATCGTGACCATGTCGCCATCACAGAGGACTCGGTCCTCCGTGAAATACATCAGACCGACCCGATCGAAGTTGAAGACGCCCTCGTCGTACTCATCCTCTGTGATCTCGCGGATGGACTCGCTCTCGGCGACGGGCTCCTCCTCTTCCTCCGGCTCGTCACCGATCTCCTCGGAAATGTCCTCCTCCATGGCGAACCGGAGATACTCGTCGTTTACGATCTGCTCGTACTTCTCCTTCATCTCGTTGTGCTCCTCAACTTCCTCATCTGAGATCGGTTGAAAGACCTCGACGGAATATGTGATCTCCCGCTCGGGCTCCTTCTCCTTGGTCCGCTTCTCGTCCTTGCAGTCCTGCACGGCGAGGAGCCCCGCCGTGAGACCGACGACGAGCGCCGGCAGCAAATGCATTATCGTTCCCTTCTTGTGATCAGTCGTCCGATGAAATAACCCAGCAGGATGAAGAAAAGCGCCTTCACCGAATGGCCAGCCTGTCGATCTGGTCCCAGATAACGCCGTCGACGTTGAAGTCGAGCACGAACTTGGTCACCTCTCGTCCGATGACCGGATCGTAATCCCGATAGTTCAGGACCTCGAAGTTGCCGAACTCGACGATGCCATCGCCGTCCTCGTTGTCGTAGACCCAGCCGACCACTGCGCCGGCGCTAGTCTGAGGAAGCCCGAGACCCTTGTAGACCTCGTTCAGGAGTAGATATCCACGGGTCCTCAGGATGTCGTTGGCGTAGTTCTCTTGGGCGTGGAGGATCATGAGACTGTAGTCCTCATTGCCTTCCCAGGCTCCCGCGTTCTGATCGAAGATGACAGCATATGGCGAGACTCCGAGCTCCCTCATGAACTCCTCGGGTTTGAGCTGGAACTCGCGCCCCGTCTCGTCGTAATACTGCTTCTTGGCCTCGTCGAGGGCCTTCTCGTTGGAGTGGTCGATGATCTTCTCGACCGTCTCCTCGCCGAGGCTCTCCTTCATCTTGTCCTGGTACTTGCGGAAGGACTCCTCAAGACCGGCGTAGGCCATGGACAGACCTGCGATCCTCTTGGCGGAAATACGGTGGGCGAGGATCAGAGAAATGGCGGAGGCCGTCCCGATGCTCAGCGGCAGCGCATAGTGCTTGACGAGACTACCTGCGAGCTTAGCCCAGGCACGGGCCTTGGCGATCTGAATATCCTTCTTCTCGAACTTCTCCTCGTCCTCGGCCGCCTTGACCGTCGACAGCTCGTTCAGGTCCTCCCACGTGGCCTCGCCGACACTGAGCGTCTGTTTGGCCGCCAGAACCGTGGTGGCGGTGAAACCGGCGATGCCCAGACCCGTCAATATGGCTGGAGCGTGCTTCGAGGCCACGAGGGCCCCCTTGCCGATGAGGCGCGTAACAATGGTGAGACTCATGATGCGAAATACTTCCTCTCGTTGAGCTTGTTGTACACGGCGATGACCTGTCCATCGCTCATCTGATTAACCTTGGTGACCCATGCAGGGGCGCCACCGTACGCCGTACGCAGCTTGGCGCGCATCTGTGCGACCGTCACTCGTCATCATCCTTCCACAAGTCGTAAATGAATCCGATCGATACCCAAAGGGCCACCATCATGAGGCTGAGTGCCACGAGCCAGATCTCCTGGGCGATCAGCCCGACTGTGACCGCGAGCACCACCAATATGGCTCCGACCCCGTACGCTGTAGTCCGGTCCTCGTCCCTCATCGAACGTCCTCCGGCTTCGGCAGGTCAAGAATATACCCGTTGCGAGCTCGGACGGCCCGGGCTCCCCGCAGGTCCCTCCAGCCCCAGTTCTCGTCCGTATACGTCTGGGAGATCCCAGCCATGCCGTACAGATCCCCGACCGTCGCCACGTCATACTGATCGCAGATGCTGATCAGGTGGTTCAGGACATCCTCCGCCTCGTTGCGAGTGGCGAAAATGATGGACTCGAGATTGTGCTCACGGCGGTCCCTCTGCGTGTAGACCCGCTCGGTCGGCGTCTCGCGCCTACCGTAGGTCCTGTTGGAGTATGAGGTGTAGGTCCTGTTGGACTTGGAGCGCTGAGGACCGCCATCGCCGCCGAAGAGCAGACGGTCGATTCCCGAGGTGAAGATATCGCTGACGGCGTTCTTGATGCTCGGCAGGGCGATATCCCACAGCAGGTAGTTCCCAACCTCCTTGATGTCCTCGGCGAAGAAGGCGCTCAGAGCCTGACGTCCGAGTGACCCCTTGTCGATCCTAGCGGGCGTGGATACGATGCGCTCTGGCCTGGGCTTGGACTTGCGGGCATTGGCCGGCAGGTCGCCTCGGATCGGGATGTTGTCCGTCATGTTCGTCCTTTCTGGGGAAATAGGAGGCCCCGAGCCCCTCCCGGGGCCTCCTCGGGATATGGATGTCAGGCCTCGATCGTCTTGAAGACGTCGGGGCGCTCCTTCTTCGCCTGCTCGATCAGGGACTTGGGCATGACACCGTTGAAGAACTTGATGCTCTTCTCCTCGTCCTCCAGCAGGCTCAGGACGAACTCGTCGTAGAAGATGCTGTCCTTGAAGTTGGCGAGGATCTCGGGGGACTTCCGGAATCGCTTGCCGTCCGATGACCTCTCGCCGTAGGCCTTGTCGACCATGGTGCGGAAGAAATCGAACAGCTTGAACTTGTCCGACATGGTCCAGTCCTCGGGCTTACGGGACATGAACGCCTGAAGCGTGTCCGTGAAACCGCCCGGCTCCGACTGCTGGAGCTCGATGAGATCCACCTTGTTCATGTGGAACCAGAGGGTCTCGGTGACCATGTCCCCATCGAAGGTCTCGGCGCTGACGTTCATCTTGATCATGAATATGCCTCCTCAGGCGATCGAGTTGAGAGTGATGCCGGCGAGCGACTTCGTCGTCTTGACGATATGGTCCCACGAGGTCTTCTCGTCGAACTGCTCGCTCTTCTTGATCGTGCGCTTGACAGTCTTGCCGTTCTCGGTGAGGGTGACCACGACGGCTGTCTGAAGCTCCATGTTCGTTCCTTTCGAAAAATGAGAAACCCAGGACCCGTGTTAGGGGTCCTGGGGTCGAGGTTGTATCAGTCGTCGGAGTCGTCGACGAGCTCAGCGTCAACCACGTCGTCCGAAGACGTCGAGGTGGTCTCCTCGGTGTCATCGTCGCTGGAGGCAAGGGCTTTCACCAGGCAGAGAGCTGCGAAGCCGGCTGCGGCGGGCAGGGCGTAGCGAGCACTCTTCTTGGCGATACGGCCGAGCTTGCTCCAATTGACGGTGACGACTGGGGAGTCGTCCTCAACAGGCTCGGTGGACGGAGTCGTGGTGGAAACAGTGGTCTCAGTCATTTGAGTGATCCTTTCGAGTTGATGGGGGTCTCATTATATGGCGTGCAGAATCTGCGAAAGCTCATACCCTCTGTTCGAGGGTATAGCTGGTCTAGTTGTTCGAGGGTGTCTTGATGGAGTCGATGGTCTCGGCGAAGTTCTCGGCGTACTGTTGTCCGGCCTTGTCTCCGACATATGAGCCGAGGACACCACTACCGAGGCTGTAGACGACGGTCAATGCTACTCCGGCTGGAGGGCAGAGAGCGCTGACTACAGCACCGGCGGTGATGCTGGCGGTTGTCGAGGCGACAAAGTTGACGACCTTGTACCCGGTGGTCTCTTTGAAACTCATAGTCATTCCTTTCTAGAGTGGTCTCATTATGAGCCATGCTCATCTCACGAGAGCTTGTACCACCGCTCGGTCGGCTCGATAACGAAATCGAGGACGATGCAGGCTCGACCCTCGTCAGTGACCCGGGAGCCGTAGTGCACCTCGATCTGCCTCTGCTCGTTCCATCCGAGCTGATCGCCCAGAGAAATGCCCTCGAGGCCGATACCGGTGTAGAACTCGTTGAGGCTGACGCACATCTCCCGCAGAAGCGTGTAGTTGAGCTCATTGACGACTCGATCGATCTTGTTGACGGTCGACTTGAAATAACGCCCGCTGTAGGCGTCGTAGAACAAGCAGTCGCCCTCTCCGTAGACGATCGTCTCACGAGGAGCCGGCTGAGCCTTGGAGGCCGCCTTCTCAGAGATCTGCTTCTCCTCCGGACCGAGTCGCTCCTGGACCGTCGAACGATACCGATCGTACATCTGCCGAGTTCCCTCGTAGGCGAGGAGCAGGGACGACTCCCGCTTGACCGAGATGCTGTGAGCCCCGACAATGCAGGCTCCGGTGGCCAATATGGCGATGGCCGGAGGGGCGTAGATCTTGGCGTAGATCATGATCCGCTGCTCTTTGGTGAGCCGCTTGAACTCGTCAATATCCCACTCGCGCATATGACGGTCTGCACGGACGCTCAGGGCCACCGATGCTCCGATACCCAGAAGCGCCAGTCCGGTGAGGATATGGTGTGAGTTGCGTACGACGAAGTCCTGGGTGGCTTTGAGGATGGAGAGGTTCATCGGTAGTCCTCCTGCGTGTTCTTGATGGCCTCGAGGAATATCGCCTTGGTGATCTCGGGGTCCGTGCCTTTCGGCACCTTGAGAGTCATTCGTACTGTGTTGGTCTCCCGGTCGACGTCGCGGTAGATAACCTGGACATCAGCGTCATTCATGCTCGTTCCTTTCTCGAGAAACCTAGAACCCGGGTTGGGTTCTAGGAGTGGGTGTCAGAGACTTGTGTCGATGTGGATGGGCTTGGAGAAATCCTGCTTCGAGTTCTTGCTCCGGTTGATGCACCACTTGACGATGGCGTAGATGCCAACGCAGTAGATGATCGACTTGATCAAGCTCTCGACGAGGCGGGAGATCAACATGATCTGTCCTTTCGGTCTATGGGTCTCATTATATACCATGCCGATCCTGCGAGAAACCCAGAACCCGTGAGGGCTCTGGGAGTGAGATTCAGTTCTTGGTGGTGTCGGGGTCGAGGATCTTCTTGATCTCGTTCCAGCTCTCTTCGAAGCGCTGCTGAACGTTGAGTGCGTCCTGAGGAAGCGGGGTCGACAGGCTTTCGATGGTCTTCCGCTGGCGGCGGACGACCTTCTTGAGCTGCTCGATCTGCTTGCTCTGGGCGTAGACGGCGTAAGCGAACATGACGAAGGAGATGATTCCGAAGATGGTGAAGATGATGGACATGACGGTTCCTTTCTTGAGGGGTCTCATTATAGGCCCTGCGGAATCCGCGTTCTGAATTTCTCACCCGGGAATTTTTCAGAATCAAAAAACCAGAACCCTTGCGGATTCTGGAGTTCGAGATCAGTGCTCGTAGATGGAGCACGCATCGTGACGAGGGTTCTTGCAGTTGGCGCGCGCCATGCGGCAGAGCTCCGCGTTCTACTCATGGTTCTTCTTGACGCTGTTGAGGATAGCGCTGGAAGTGGCTTTGACAGTAACGGGGAAGGCAACGGCGAAGGCGGCGCAACCAAGAACGGTGGTGAACCTGATGGTTCCTTTCGTTGAGGTAATGGGGTCTCATTATGGCCTTTGTATCCCTTGCGAAAAACCTAGAACCCTTGTGGGGTCCTAGGCCTTGATTCTCAGATGCGGATCTTGGCGACGAATCCGAGAGCCTTCGAGGCGACCGGGAATATCTGCTCGGCCTTCAGGATGGCGACGATTCCGACGAATGAGCCCACAGCGCCCACCACAGCATCCGGACTGGGGCAGAAACGGCGCCGTTTGGCGTCCTGGATCTGCTCCAGGTCCTTGATGTTGCGGAGAGCGTGCGTATAGGCCTCACTGTCGGGATCCATACCGTCGATGAAGGAGTAAGCGTCATCCAGGGCGGTCTTGGCGTTCGGCTTGTTGTCGGACATGGTGTTCCTTTCAAATGGGGGTATCATTATGATCCATGTCTGATCCGCGTCTCAGGCGACCTCTGACACCTTGAGGGTAGCGGTGTCCTTCTTGGTCATGTCCTCAGCGGGAGTCTCGAGGGCGGCGTAGACCTCCTGGTTCTTGTGGTCCACGTGGAGGACGCCGTCCACCTTGGGCTCATAGTTCTTCGACGCCAGACCCAGAAGAGCGCCCAGGAAGGTGTCGACGGCGGTGATGGTGCCGACAACGGCCTCAGTGTGAGGGAACCCCCACAGACCCGCCAGCGCCAGGTAAAGGGTGGCGAGGGCAGGCAGCAGGATCTGTGCAATCCACTTCAGGGTGTTGTAGGTCTGATTCGACAGAGACAAAACGCTTGTCCTTCCTTCTGGTGTCCGGGAAATGGATAGGAAGCCTGTTCACGGCGTCCATGACCTTTTCGGCGGTCCCGTTGCCGCCGAAGGTGTGATAGGGCTGATACAGATACTTCTGCAAGTCCTCGAACTCGTCGATCGTGATGTAGCCCCGGGACAGATATGCCGTCCCCATGGCCACGATCTGATTGTGGGCCAGACCGAGCATTAGCTGAGTCTTGGCGTCATGCCGCTCGGATTTCTTCTGAAGATACGCCCAGATCCCACTACTCGTGAGGACCGAGCCGAAAATGGTGATAACGAGCTCCACCATGGGTTGCATTCAGCCTCCGATAGACATGAGCGGGCGAACGCCGTACTTACTGGTCCAGTCCGCCCATGAGACATGCCGCTGGTCGCCGTAATAAAGAGCGAATCGGTTCTTTGTGACCTGATCCCTGAGCCAGAACGACTCGCCCGAGAAGGGGATCGGGTTGCCCTGACGGAAATAACTGAGCTGACGGGCTATCGGCGCCACATTGTTCTCGCCGCCGTTGACGCGGACGTGGATGAAGTTGGAGCCGAACATCTCGAACTCCGACGGAATGGTGACCTTGGGGTATTCCCAGCTCCAACTCTTCTCGGTCAGCTCCCAGGAATTATCCGTGTTCTCGAACGAGTGCGGTTCGAACACCGGGAAGGACTTGAAGTCCGAGATATCGAACGCCTGAAGGGCGGAGGCGAAGCGCACCATGCCCTCGGCGTAGTCCCGACGCATCTTGGACCCATTCCAGCCGTTGATGCACCAACCGGCCTCACCGATGTTGTCGATGCCCAGATTCCGGTCACTCATGATCGTGATCCGGTGCTGATTCGTCCCGTTGGGGTGATCCAGATATCGATCGAAGTCGACGATGATCCACCGGCAGGTGTTATCGTTGAACTGCCAGTAGTCGCCCAGCCACATCCCGTCGAACGTCCCATTCCTGATGGCCATCTTCTGGGCGGCAGTGATGGTCTTGCCGAGATTGTTGCCCCGGGTGATGACCTTCTTCAGATTCGGGTCGTTGTTGAAGGCGTTCAGGAAATCGAACTTGTTGTTTAGAGTGATCTGTTTGGGCTGCATGACACTCTGAGCCCACTGGGCGTTCTCAGAACCAGCCTTGCCTCGCAGATCGATGATCTCGAAGGCGGATGCGTCCTGGGCCCCCCTCGGAACACGTACAGCGGCGATGAGGACCTCGTAGTTGTCCGCTGTCTGGATCGGCTGCGGAATACCCTCGTTCGGATTCCCTTGGAGAGCCCGAATGCCAGCGACGCGAACATCCCTGGTGTTGTTGACACGGATGTATATGGCATCGTAGCGATCGCCATCAGTACTACCAGGGTTGAGGTTGTAGTACCGCTCCGCGTCGTTCTCGAGCCAGTGCCCTTTGAGCCAAGCACGACCGGACTGGATGATGATGGTCCGTCCGTTTCCTTTGACGACCTGGTAGGCCCGCCCCCAGTTCTGGAAGATGCCGTCGGAAATGACCCCGTCGAACATGCGTCCGAAGTCGTCCGCGGAGTACTTCCTGTCTCCGTTGATGGAGACGAAGAATCCTGATCTCTCTGTCATGTGATGTTCAACCCCGGTTTCGACTTCTGAATATCGGACAAGGACTCGAATGTCGGGTAGAAGACGTCCCCCTCCGAGTCCGAGGATGTACGGATGTACTCGGTCACCCGAGCGATGTCCTGCTGCCCGAACTCATTCTGGATCTGCACGAAATCACCCAGAAAGAAGTCCTCATTGTAGACGTACATGGACTGCTGAGCGGCCTCTCCCGAGAACATCTCGATCGGCATGTGTTTCCACAGTTCGGTATTGCACTGCTCGTGGATCTGACGATGGATGGAGTTCGGATCTACCGTCGCAACACCCTTGAATCCGTTACCCGCCTGCATGTAGCCATTGGTATGCTCGATCGAGGGCGACTGCAAATACCCCTCTCGAAGTCCAAGACCCTTTCGCCCGACGGTTACCGAGTTGTTCTGCATCATCGAGTCAGAGCTCTCATCCAAGTATTCCTGGCCGTATTCGCCATTGAAAATAAGGTTCTTCGGGACCGTGAATTTCACAGCGCCCGAGAATATCTTCGTTCTGGTGCTGACCTTGGACTTGAAGTACGTGGCCTTGGACAGGTTGTCGTACTTGGGGGAGAATACGACGGGAGGGCGTTCCCCTTGGTTGAATGTACGGTTAACGCCGTTGTATGTGTAACCGTACCAATAATACGGGTCCTCGCCGTCGTATTCGATGGCCCATCCCGACATTGTCAGGTCGGTTAGGTTCTGAACGATCTTGTACCAGGAGCCCTCCATACTATAGGGATCCTTGTCATAGTCCGGATGGTTCGTCCATTCGTGGGAATAATTCATCGGGCGAACGTTACCGTTTCCGCTGACTTCTATATTCCCGATGTCCATTGAGGACGTCGGACGACCGCGACGGATTCCGTCCGGAAGCTCATCAACCGAATACCAGCCGAAGCCCAGGACGTAACGCTCATGCGACGTATCGAGCGAGTCCCGCTGCTTGAACAACAGGTTGGTGTAATGCTTGATGACGTCCTTTACCTTACCGCGAGTGCGCTCGTGCTTGCACAGAAGAGTCCCGTCCCACATCGGATATGGATGCATGACTCGTCTGTCCAATATGGACTCGAGGCTCCGGCCGCTGACTGTCAGCAGGGACTCCTTGCCGTACTCCGTGTTGAGCTCTACCTGCTCGATGATCATGAGCTTGTTCGTGTCCTTGGTGTACAGGTAGTAGTCCAGCTGGTAAGTCCTCAGGTTCTCCAGGGTTCCGGGGACAACAAGCTTGAAGTCTCCGAATCCGTGGAATCGCTCAGTCCAGACGACGGACTTGTAGTCCTCGCAGATATGCTGGATGATCATGGCCTCATCCAGTACAGCAAGATACATGTCACACCCCCTGGTAGAGAACGTCGGTTGAGAAGTAGACGTCGGTCAGCGTCGGATCGTTCATGGTGATCTGGAACTCGTTCACTCCCGGCCTCAGCTTGAGCCAGTCCGAGTTCCGGTCCAGTGCTGCCAGGAACTTGTCCTTGCGGTCGCCCCTGGTCCGGATGATGTACTTGGAGCCTACCCGAGAATTGACGGTGACGACGTCGCCGCCGACGATCGGGTCGACCTTGTAGTACGTCTTGTCGAGAAATGCTCCGGTGAGCTTGAAGGTGTCCCTGGAGAATGTCTCGGTGACCGTGATCGGGAGCTTGGCCCCTGGGCGGAACCGGAATATCATGGTGAATCCGGTCTCCACCTCGCCCTTGTAGTCGATGACCGCGGACAGAACTCCACGATCCTTGGCGAACTCGAGCGAGGGGGAGGGCTCGTCCATGAAATCGAACTCGAAAGTCCCGATGTCTCGCTTCCACTCGAGGTTCTGGTTGACCATCGTATCAGCGTCATGCCAGTAGGCGTCCGGGCACAATATGCTGACGTTGATCTCCTCGTCCTTGGAGAAGATATCGGCCTCGACCGACTCGACGTAGCCCTCGGTCCTGACCCTGCGCTTGTCCGTGTTGATGTATACGGACATTGGCTGCTTGATCTGGAACCAGGAGTAGATGCGCTGGCGAGTCGTCTCGATGTCGGGATATGGCAACGGCGCGAGTTTGATCTTGAGGTTCCTCATTCCCGCCCTCGCGCCGTTGAAGATCGCCACGTCCGTCAGAGCCAGTTCCGTGGTGTTGATCGAGGCCTTCGTTGCCGACAGACCGTCGACGGATTTAACCGCGACGCCCTCGATCCACGGGTTCGTGAGCGAGAGCACGATCCTGTGCTGACGATATGTCAGGAACTCTATGGACTCGATCATAAGTCGTACATGGCTCCTCTGAACTGTTCGATCTGGTTGTGCGTCTGCCTGTAGATCTCCGTCTCGGACAGAGCCTTTGGCGAAGTGTTGTACTGGTTGAACACGACATTGGAGCCGTTGTTCACAGTCTCGTTCACAGTCTCGCCGACGCGGGACTGAGCACCCTGGACGGCCCTGCCCGCGAGCTGGGTCGTCATGTTGGCCGACAGGTTCTCCTGAATATCGTCCTGCGGCAGAAGCTCCTGGATCTTGCTGGCCTGCTCCTCCACTTGCGAGAGGTCCAGAATCGGCTTGATCGTCGGGTTCATGTCGCCGCCGAACGCGTCGTTCCAAATGTCCTTCGTGTTGCCGAAGCCCTTGGCGAGCGCGTCAACGGTGTCGTGAGCCATCGTGGAGGCCGCGTCGATCCCCTGCTCGGTGTTCTCCGAGATACCGTTGGTCAGACCCTGCATCAGGAACTCACCGATCTCGAACATGACACGAGAAGGAGAATGGATGCCGAATACCTGCTTGGTCGTGTTGACGATACTAGTACCGAAGTTGCGAATCGTCTGCTTGACCTCTTCGATCTTGCCCTTGATCGCGTTCTTCAGTCCCTCGACGAGCCTGTGACCAGCATTCCTCATCCCGGAGACACCCGTGGATATGAGCTGCTTGATACCGTTGACGATACCATTCCTGATCGCCGTGATGAGTCGGATACCAGCATCCATCAAGGCGCCCGAGTTGTTCTCGATAGCATCGGCGAGCCCGTTGACGAATTTGATTATCGTCTCGAACGCCGCCTGGGTGATCCTCGGCATGTTGTCGCCGAGGCTCTGAAGGAATGCCACGATGCAGTCGGTCGCCTTGGTCCCGATCTCGGGGATCTTGTAGGACAGACCCTCGAGGAAGGACGTGAGGAGGTCGGAACCCCTCTCGACCAGTGTCGGCATGTTCTGAATAAGAGCATCCGACAAGGTGATGATCAGGAATATGGCGCAGTCGATGATCTCCTGAGCGCAATCGTAGACCACCTGGATGATCGCGTGGATAATGGTGATCATGAGCTCAACGAACGTCGGAATAGACTCGATCATCGCCTGAGCCGCTGACGTCAGGACGACCTTGATGTACTCGACGATGGTGCCCTGGTTGTCGATGAAGACCTGCATGAAGTTGATGAAGGCCTCACCGATAGCCGTTCCCATGGCGGGCATCCGCTCGATGAATCCGTCGACGGCGTCCAAGAACGTCTGGACTCCCTCGGCTCCGGTGGTCGACAGGTTGGCGATGGCATTAACCAGGTTGGCGATACCATCGGTGGCCAGGCCGACCCCGTAGCCGATCATCAATATGGCGCCGCCCAGAGCGACCAGTCCGATAGCGGCTCCCTCGGCTATGTAACCGACGACTACGAGTGCACCCAGAGCCGCGGCCATGATGGCAATACCCTTGCCCGCGGTCCCCCAGTCCATCTCGCCCAGTGTCCGTATAACCGGAACTAGCATGGCCAGCGCCAATACGGTGATCATCAGGCCAGCAGCACCGCCGAGGCTTCCGTCGCCCAGGCTCGAAATGCCGACCAGGATGCCCAGAGCCACAGCCATCATGGTGAGACCCTTGGCGTAGGTGCCCCAGTCCATGGTGGCGAAACTCTCGATCTCCTTGGCCACGATCTTGAGTGTAATCGCCAGAACGAGTGCCGACAAGGCGCCGACAAGATGTTTACCGCCAAGACCCTCCTCGCCCTCACCGAGCCGGGATACGGCCACGGCCAGAGATGTGAGGCACAAGTCCATTGCGATAATACCCTTGATGGTGTCACCCCAGGACAGCTCGCCGATCTCGGTGAGGACCTTGGCGATCTGCCGCATGGTGAGGGCCAGAGCAAGAAATGCGAAAGCCGAGGCCTTCTTGATCTTGACCGTACCCATCTGTGACATCATGCTCATCATCTTCATGATCAACCCGAGCGCGATAACACCCTGAGCCAGGTCGGATACGCTCATCTCACCGAGAGGCTTGACCGCCTGGGCGAGCAGCCAGATGCCGATACCCAGAGGAACCGCCACGAGGGAGAAGGCGAGTAGATCGACATTACTCTTGGTCGTGGTGTCAGCCATGGATATCATCATCTTTACGACTGCATACAGTCCGATGACGCCCTTGAGGATGTCGTCCCAGTCCATAGATCCGATATTGCTCAAAGCCTTGCCGAGGAGTAGTGCTACCCCGGCCAATACGACCAAGGCCAGCATCCGCTTGGCCATGCCCTTCATGTCCTTGTTGTCGTTGGACTCGGACAGTTCGTCCTCGGCCTTCTTCAGCATGTTGAACATGAAATAAAGGGCGGAGCCGGCCATGATGATCTTGGTGGCCGGGATCTGTGCGACGACCCACAGGGCGCCCGCCAGAACGAGGACCGCAGCGGCGAGCAGGAGAATCGTGGTGGCCTTGACCTTACTGGTCGTGGCCTCCATCGAGTCCTTGAACGCGTCAATGGTGTCCTTGACACTGCCGAGGATGCCCGCGAAGTTCGATCCGGCCTGGCCCCACTCCTTGAGAGTGGATATGACCTTGCGAGCCATGGCGATGAACGTGGCCAGGGCTCCGGCCTTCAGGATGCTGTCGAATATGCCAGTGTAGTCCCCGTTGTCGGCCATCTCCTTGAGCTCGCCGAACGCGCCCTTGAACGGCTCGATGAGAGCCTTGGCTGCGACGACGGCGACCTTACCAATAGCTCCGAGAACCTTACCGATACCCTGAATGAGCTTGACGAAATTCTTCCAGCCCGCGGTCGCCTTGTCTTTGAGCTCAAGATTGGCGATGAAGTCCTTGGTGGTCTGCCAGCCGTACTTGACGGACTCGGCGTACTCGCCCATGAGCGTCTTGAGGTCGCTGAACGCCTTCTTGAACGGCTCGACGTCGAAGTCGAAGTTCAGGGTCGCCAGGTTCTTCAGGACGCCCCAGACACCCGATCCAACGGACTTGAGAATGCCGCCGATGGAGGACAGCCACGCAATATCGGGACCGTTCTTCATCTGCTCGCCCCACTCGCTGAACTTGGTTGAGATCTCGTCGTAGAGCTCGGCAAGAGTCCGCATCTTCGGAGTCAACCAGTCCTCGACGACGACCGCCTGCTTATTGATGCACTCGGTCAGCCAGTTGATGAAGCTGGTTAGCTTCTCGATCGCCGGAATAAGGTGGTCGGCCAGATGCTGCCCCCAGAAGTAGGACTTCTTGAAGGCGGACTCGAACAGGTCGACGATCTTGTTCTTGAGTTTGGTGAACTTGGACTCGTTCTCCTCGGCGGAGTCGCCCGCATCATCCGTGGACTCGCCTACAATACCGAGTGCCTGACCAACCTCCTGGGCGCCCTGCTTGAGCTCCCGGAATGGACCGACCACGGCTTCCTTGATGCCGGAGCCCGCGGACTTCAGCGCCTCCCACAGGGCGTCCCAGGCCTCCCTGAGGCGCCTGAGGCTAGGCGTGATCTCGTCGTGGAATCCCTCCGAGAAGTTCTCCCAGATGCGCTTGAGACCCTTGCCCGTCCAGATGATGGCCTTGATAACATTCTCGGCGACATTCAGGTTGTCGTACCACTCCTGAATCGCAACGACGTGGTCCCTCAACTGCCATGACCAGTCCGCAGTATGTCCACGGAGACTGGAAATAAGTGCCCCAAGTCCCTTGAGTGCTCCGCCGGCGATCCATGCCACGATCTTGCCGAAGTCCGACAGGACCATAACGCCTATTTTGATGACTCGGATGAACGCTTCGAAGTACATGCCGAGGGACTCGATAGTCGACTCGCTGGGGACCAGCTTGGCCATGAAGTTGGCAAAGGCTTCGGAGATACTGTACAAACCCTCGGCGGATGGACCGCTGAAGACCTGCGAGAACGCCTGACCGATGCGCTGAAGTGGCTCCCACATGGCGTGGAACAGGGAAGCGAGCCCCTCGAGGACCTTCTCCCTACCGCCAAGGTCCGCCCATCCCTGGAGGAGAGCGTTCCTGGCGTTACCCATCTTGGTGATGATACCGCTCGGACCCGTAAGGAATGCTCCTACCTGGGTCCACAGAGCCTTGGCCTGCTCGAAGTCGCCGAAAATGATTCGGAAGGACTGACCCCAGGACGAACCGAGCTCCTCACCGATGACACCCATCAGCTGGGAGAACGTCTTGATGTCCTGAGCAGCGGACATACCCGTCTTGGCCAGTTCCTGGATCTGAGCGATCTGCTCCTCGGTGTAGCCCATGGATGCGAGCTGCTCGTCAGAGTACTCCCCAGCCATCTGCTTCAGAGTCTCCATCATGATCTCCTGGGTCAGCCATCCCTCCTGGAGGGAGAGCCTGAACGACCCGTCCTTGGCGATCATCTCGTCGACGCTCTTGCCGTGGATCTTGGCGGTCTGAATAAGCTGGTCCTGGAACTGCTTGGTGGCGATGCCGGCGTTCTCCAGGGACATCCAGTCCTGAAGCTTTACCGTACCAGCGGCCATGGCCTGCGAAAGCTGATACATAGCTCTTGAGGTCGCCTCGGAGTTGGCTCCAGCCACAGCGGCCCAGTTCGCCAGACCCTTAATCGATGCGACCGAGTCGTCCAGACCGATACCGGCAGCGGTGAACTTACCGATGTTGGACGTCATCTCACCGAAGTTGTAGATGGTCTGGTCCGCATATGTGTTCAGCTGATCTAGAGCCGCATTAACGGTCTGAATCGTCTCGCCCTTCTGGGCGGTGTTGGCCAGAATGGTCTGAACGGAGTTGAGCTGGAGCTCATACTCCTTCATACCGTCGATAAGGGGCTGAACGGTGAAGCTCGAGAGCATCGAGGAGCCGATCTCGGTGATCTTACCGCCGATGCTGGCGAGTGCACCGAACGCGATCGACTGAAGAGCCGAGAATCTGCTCGTGGTCTCGGCGATACCCGCCTGGGCCTCCGAGAAATTAAGGTTCTTGGCGGCTGCCGAGACCTGATTGATCCCCTCGACACCGCCGCGAAATGCCAGACCCTCCTCAAGCTTCTTGACTCCGTTGAGGGAGTCCTGAACCCCGTTCATGAACTGGCCATTGTTGAACTTGAGCGAGACCACCCGCTCCTCGATGGACGCCACTAGCCTCTCACCGCACTTTCAAGTTGCTTGACGATGCTGTCGAATATAGGCCTGAGCGCCGAATTTATATAATCCACGCCCTGGACATAGCCACCGGTTCTGGTGCCATGCCCGTACTGCAATATGACTGCGATCGGGACACCCTGCTCCACGTGGGAGTTGTTCCAGACCAATGAGACTCTGTTGGCGCTCCGCTTGATCTCGTAGGACCAGCAGGATGCGGTGTAACCGGACCTGACCGGAGTCGCAGCGGATAACGCGGCAACCCCGGCCTGCCCACAATCATCGAGGAAATCGAAGAAGCGCCCCTCCTTGAGTCTCTCGAGCCACTTCCCTGTGTCCATCCTCGAATCGATCTCCAGCGTGAATGCTGGACTCATGCGGCCCTCTCACAGGACGCCGCGATACCGGCCACAATGGCGCCCATGGCCCCTCTGGACCATCCGACCTTGAGGTTGTCGGCAGTGGCGGGAATATGCGCGACGGTGGGGAGTCCGGAGGCCTTGATCGGGTCCCAGGTCGTCTGAGGCGCGTCGAACTCCATGGACAGAATATCGCAGATCTTGCCTGAGAGGAAGTCGGTATACGCCGTCTTGCCGATGTCCGAGTTGTAGGCGTACCCCCAGGTCTTGAACCCACGGGCCCGAACCATATCGAACATCCACTTGGAGTCGAAATACGCCTTGATGATTACCTTCTGCTCCATGCCCTTGAACATGTTGCAGACCTCTCGCCACTCACCCATCTTGTACTTCGGATCGAAGACGATGACGTGGCTGGAGCTGTACTTCTCGATCAACCAGTCCAGCTTTGCGGGCATGTACTGTGTCTTCGACGCCTCGGCCTTGATCTCGGCCCAGGTGTACTCGTCGGCCTTCTTGGTCAACGCTGGAACGAGGCGCCTCATGCTCTGATCGTGGCACCCGAACCAGACGCCGTCCTTGCTTCGGGCCGCCGAGAACTCCAGTGCGTGAGCATGGTAGTCGACGGCCTGCGTATATGCGACCTCAGTGTGCTCCGGCCAAGACAAGGAACCACCCCTGTGAGCCACGATGAAGTGCGGAGTCCTGAAGAGCCCCGTGATCGTATTGGCTCCTTCGGGGATGGCCCTCATCGTGAGCGTCCCGATCTCCTTAACTCCGTCCCAGACGACAACACCGATCTTGGAGCCGTCGGCCAGAGTCGGATCGAGCGAGTCGTTCTGCTCCTGGAGCCGGACGTCGACACCGAAACGGACCTTGATGCCGGTATCCGAGGGTGGGGTGTATGCGGACTGCGCATATCCGACGACAATCGAAGACCAGGACTTGTCCGTGAGTTTGCCCCAGTTTCCGTTTGTCATGGATTCGACGTTGGCGGGGAATGCGCCAACCGCAGCGGTGTTCACATCGTGCTGCACGAACCCGGTGATCTGCGGAAATGGCCCATTCTGCCAGCCGGCGGATTCCTTCTCCGGCATCCTCGGCACGAGTTGCTTGACCTTGGCGCCATCGAGAACAATAAGTACAGCGCAGCACCTGGCAGCATAGGTTGCGTTCTTGGACTTCCACGCGACGTTCAGGGTGTCGGAGGAATTCGCAACCATTTTGACGGCCACGGTGCAAGACCGAATGTCCTCGCCCTCGGCGTACTTCCCGGTCCACCCATCAGGCGTGCAGTCTTGCATGTGGTTGAGCTGACCGCCCACGATGAGCAGTGCCCAGTCCCCGGCGACCGACGGAACACTCAGTTTCTCGTCCGGATTCTTGGAGACTGCGATACCCTTCATGGGAGACGCCATGATCAGACCTTTCGAACGATAACCGTGTTGGGCGGGGTGCCGGCGGGAACCTGTTCCTCACGGCCGAGGATCATGACGTTTCCGTTACCCCCACCTCCGCCGCCAGCGGGACGGTTGCTCTTGATGGTGACGTCGACGATGTCGTCCTCGGAAAGCTTAACCGTCTTGGTGGCGGCCCAGCCCTGGTCATCCAGGAAGAGGCGAGCGTTGTTGTTGCGGAAGAACCACACCATACCGTCGATCTTGCCGTTCTCGCCCGCGGTGTCGACGTAGGTCGGGCCATCATCAGGGTCGACGGTGAGAGTGGCGAACGGCGGGATGTCGCCCTTCACATGGCAGTAAGGCATGACGACCTCACTTGCTCTCGCCGAGCTTGTCCTTGATCTCGTCAAGAGACTTCTGGAGCTTGTCCTGCTTGTAGGAGATGTCCTTCAGCCAGCCGACGAGCGGACCGTCGAAACGACGACCAGCGATGCCGGCACCGGTCTGATCGGAGATCTCGACGAGACGATCCTTCATCTCAGCGAGAAGATCGGTGGCGTATGACACTTCGAGTTCCTCTCCGCCGTCGCTCGAGCCCTGGCTCGGACGGCCTTTGTCGTACCAGTAACGGCATGCGTCAGAGAACGGCACGCCGTACGCTTCATAGGAACCATACATGGTCCCGGAATTGTAGCGAGACCCCACTCGGCGGAGGTCCTCGTAGGAATCACCCTCGGCATCGATAAGACCCTTGAGGATGGAGCAGCCGACCTCGGCAGACTTCTGCGGATCCCACCAGGCTCGGTCGGGATCGTTGATGAAATACCCATTGTAGGTGATCTGAAGCGGACCGACTCCGTTCGAGGTACCCCACTCGGATACGATAGGCCAGAAATAGTTCTTGAAGTTGTGCTCCGTGACCTCACCCCAGCCCGAGCAGGCGCCTCCGGCGTCATGACCGTAAATGTTGGCGCCCTCCTCGCCGGTCTCCACCTTGAGGCAGCCCAGAGCGGCCCACCAGGGGCAACCTGTGGTATCCGCAGCGCGCAGAACGGCATCCTGGATGGATGAGGTGGAGGTCGATGGGGCCTCATGTGAAGGAGCCGAGCATCTGTGATTGTCCCGTCGACGGAGACAGTGAGTCCAGGCCGCCTGCTGGGTGTACGGGTGCTCGTTGTACTCCTTGGAACGAACCTCCTGCCCGTTCTGATCTCCGAGGTAACCATCTGTGGATCCATCCTCGGCGATCCATGCCTCAGAAAGAATCGTGGGGCTGAGACCAGTCACCATGGCCACATGGCCGTTCTCCCCGGAAGGGTCTTCCTTGAGGACGATGTCGCCGATCTCGAACCCTCCGTCCGGCTCGTTACCGGTCCAGGAGTCGGAGATGTCGGCGAAGTTCCTAGCCAGACACTCCTCTCGGAGCGATCCGGTCCAGGTATCCCTGGGAAAATAGCCGGCGGTGAAGGGCTCGCCCCACTCGTGGTGAGCGGCGAGGTTGTAGCAGCCCGCAACGAGGGCGGAGCAGTCTGCATTGGCGGGGGATTGAATGAGCCAGCCGTCCCAATCGGACTGATCGTAGAAGGTCCATCGGTCCGGCTGAGAGTAACCGACATCCGCGACGTCGGCGTAGTACCTGGCGCAGGATGCTGCGTATTGAGATACAGTCATTTTGACCTTTTCAGCCGTTGGAGTTCTCGATCGGAGCGAAGAGGACCGGGATGATCCGAGAGCCGTTGGCCTTGAGCTGTGCACGGACACGCGGTGGCGTCGTCGCATCTCCAGGCCAGATCTCGACGATGGATCCGTCGTCTGTGTAATCTCCCTTGGGGAGAACAAATGTGGTCCGGCTTCGAACCTGGATCTCCTTGGGGAGATCGACAATCTTGACATCCCTAGTTCCGTTGAGGTCCTGAGTCTGCCAGGTTGCATTACGCTTGACATACACCATGCCTGCCATAACGCGGTAGACGTAGGCCGCATTGTCAGGGCATGTAATCCAACCGGTATCGAAGGTGCCATAACCTGAACCGGCTCGAGAGTTGAACCACACGACCTTGTCGGGCATGGACTCCTTGAGGTCTATGAGTTTCTGGTCGGAGGTGCCGTCGCGCCGAACAACCTTGAGCAGGGCTTTAGACCCCGCATAGAAGGAGACGTCCAGCTCGAAGTACGGATTCGACCCAAGGGTGACCGAAGCATCAGTAACGCCGTTGGTCGGGGAGATGTACACTGTACTGTACGGACTGGACTCGCCGCGTACAGTTGTGTGAAGAAGAGGAGTTACACCAGGCATACTAACCTCGTGAGTGGTACTTGGCCCGTCTCGCCGCGTTCAGAGCCTGATTCTGTCGAAGTGTGGCGGCGGTCGACATCTTCTTATCGGGTTGATTCTTCGCGTTGCACACTCGGATGAGTGTGAGTAGTCTGTTGATGTGCCAGTACTGGCACTCGAACGGGATCTGTAGAGCCACCATCCAATAATAGACGAGCTCCGACGTGACGACACCTCGATCGGGGCTGGATCCCTCGGTCTCGACGAATGTCGTGGCCGTCATCTTGTTCTCGATGTAGTCCTTGATGGCCTGGATGTTCTCGAGAGTCAGGTGCGAATAGGCGACGAGGTCTATCTCGTTCAGGGTCATGCACTTGACGTAGTCCAGAACTTGGTCAGGGGTGAGCTTCTCGTTTCCGAGGTACGGGACATGCCACTTGGCCTCCCATTTTGACAGAGCGACGAGACTGTGCTCCAGCTCGAGGTCGCCCTCGAACCCGTTGATGAACTCATTGCGATCCTCGTCGTAGAGCTCATCCCCGACGACGTGAATCGTCAGCATTCGTTCCTCCCTGGAAGTCACCACGGACCCCGGAGCGGATCACGGGGTCCGTGGGAGCGATCAGACCGCGGCCTTGACGGCGGCGATGACCTCGTCAGGGGTCGGGAGCTTGGACTCGGTAGCGCCGTCGCCCCAGATCAGCTTCTCAATGGCGGTCATGCCCTTGTTGCCGACGACCGTGGAGTCGAGGGTGACGACACAGGTGGGCTTGTGACCGGTCACGTTGACCGGAGTGCCCTTGAAGGACCAGGAGAAGGTGATCGCCTCGGGCGAGTCGTTGACCGTGCCGTAGGAGCGCTCAGAAGGAGAGGCGTTCAGGCCGTAGAGCAGGTGAAGCTTGTAGCCGTAGTTGTTCTTCTTCTGGTCGTTACCCTTGATGGTGCGGTACGCCAGGCCGAAGGCCGAGCGGTCCTGCTGACCGATAACGACCTTGTCAACAACGGCGGAGCCGTCGCACTGGAGCCACTCATCCGGGTAGGTGTAGGCCTCGATCTTGCCCTCGAACGTCTCGGCCGAGGTCAGGGAGAGGTACTTGATGTTGTCGGCGTACAGGTCAGTCTGCTCCGCGCCGCTCGGAGTCTCGGTGACGTTGGTGAGACCGGACCAGGCGACGCCTTTGGCGTAAGCACCGGTGCTCAGGTCGACGGGGAAGAGGACACCGCGGTCCACACCAGTCTCGTAGAACTTCTTGCCCGTCTCGTCCCAGGTCAGGACAGCCATCTATACTCCTTGGTAGATGTTGAACACGTCGTGATGAAGATTGTGCGCCACGAAGTGCCTCTCGAAGGTAGACATCGGCATGGCCGCAAGGGCATCGAGCACCGGCTCGTCGGGATTCCTGCTGATGAGGGTGACCGAGTAGCGCGGTGTGTACATCCAATTGGCGTTGTCGCCGAACTTCGAGTCGGCTCGACTCCGTTCGTACACGATGCACGGGTAGGTGAGCTGGACGGACTCCGGGGGCTGGAAGTAGACGTTCCTCGAGCCCAGCGCTGAGATGAGTTTGTTGTGGAACTCAAGGCGTTGGGCCATTGTACACCTCTCCGAGGTTGAGGATGAGGCGGGGGCGGCGGACCTCCACGTTCGTGACGACCCAGCGCGCCCCCATCCACCTCACGTACTTGATGGCGAAGAAGTTCTCCTCGGCGTAGGAGTCGGCCACGATGGAGATCTCGTTGTTGAGGCGGAGATTCTGGATGACCTTCGCCTCTCCGTCGTACTGCTTCTGGGAGCGGTTGACGTCTCCGTAGTACTCCCTCTCCGTGATCTTGTCCTCAAACACGCCGGGAGATGTCTCGACGGCGTGTCCATAGCCTATGCTTCCGAAGAATCTTGCCATTTTGACCGAATCAGGCCGTGGCCTTCTCGATGACGATCGCGGACTTGTACTTGGTCAGCGCGCCCGAGCAACGAGCCTCCAGCAGGTACTTCTGCTGGTTGAAGTCGATGTCGAACTGCTCGAAGAACGAAGTCTCGCCCCCCTTGTCGGAGCCCATGGTGTAGTCCTGCATGTTGACGATGATGCCGAGCAGGTTCTGGGTCTTGCCGCTGACCTCGCGCTTGGCGCCCTCCATGACCTCGACCTCGATGACGTCCGTGACGTTCAGGGCGTTAGCAACGGCCTGCTTGGTCTCGTAGACGTAGCGCTGGTTGAGGTCCTTGATCTCGAGCATGTCGCACACGAAGGCGTTCGTGGTGAACAGGACCGGCGAGCCGGAGCCCTTGTAGAACTTCCGGGACCGACGGACCGCGTCGATGATGTCGGGAGTCTTGGCGTCCTTGTTGATGAGAACCTTGTGGGAGAAGAGCTCGTCATCCGTCCAGATGGGGCGGATGTTGGCCTCCTTGATCTTGTTCTCGTCGGACACCTGGCGACCGTCACCGATCAGGACGGCGCGGGCCAGCTCCTCCTCGAGGGAGTAGCGCAGGTTCTGCTGCATCCAGGCGACCACGTTGAACGTGGTGATGTCGAGGACATCGTCACGGTCGATCTTCGTCTTGTTGTAGACGGTCGTCGGCTCGGTCTTCCGGTTGGCGATCTCGTAGACGACGTCCTTCTTCCGGCTGGCCTTGACGTAGCCCTTGGCCCGCAGCTCCTCGGCGGTCAGGTTGGACCACTGGGTCTTGACGCGGGAGAAGGGAGTGTGCTTGGCGCCCTGGAGAACCCTGGAGACCCAGGAGTTCTCGCGCATGACGCGCTGGGGCTCCGGGTCCAGGTTGGTGGCGTCCGGGAACAGAAGCTCCGGGTTCTTGATGCCGTAGTCCGCGGCGTGAGCCAGGACAGCGGTGCGGAGAGTCATGCCGGGCATACGAGCCTCGGCGAAGATCTGCTCCTCATCGGCGTGAGTGAGGTGCGGGCCCATCTTCTTACGAGCGTCGCCCTCGAAGATGTTGGAATGCATCAGAGTATCACCCCCAGAGTCGCCATGCTCGGCGTCCTCCTCGTAGTCTTCGTCATAGTCCTCATCGAACTCCTCGTCCTCGTCGTCGAAGTCCTCATCGTCATCAACGTCTCCGCTGATCTCCTCGATGAGGGCCGCAACAGCCAGACGCTGGTCGTCGTCGAGGGTCTCGAGGACGTCGGCGACCGTGAGGTCGTCGTCGTAAGCCTCGTCTTCGTCCATGGATTCTGTGTCCTCCGTTGTGTCTCCGGAATCGTGCGAGAGCGTGAGGCCAGAGTAGATAATGGCCTCATCCTCGGACTCGGTCCATGAACCATCCGAGTGCTCCAGAGCAACGTTGTCGATCAAGGCGCCCGGGTTGGCCCCGGACAGGACCATGGAAACCTCGACGATGTTGCCGTGAATAACGTCAGCCCCTCGCTGGTCGAGGCGGTTGGCGTAGATCGAGAGAGCTTTGACGTCACCGTGCTTGACGAGCTCCTTGGCGTTATCGGCCGCTGGAGTGTCGTTCAAAGCGCAGTAGGCGTAAACACCCTCATCCCGATTCTCGAGCAGTGCGTGCCCGAGAACGTTGTCGACGGCGTTGTGCCCATGCTGCCACACAAGCGGCACGCGCTGGCCGTCATTCTCCTTGAACGCATTGTGCTTGATAGTGCGTCCATCGGAGCAGGTCAGGTCGTTCTTAGTGGCCCAGCCACTGAAGTCGAACTTCATCCTTCTCCTCTGACTTGGCTCATCGGCATGTTGAGCACTGACTGAACATCAGGACCGGAGTCCGGAACATCCCCCTCGCCGTCCAGGGAGGTGTCACCCATCTGCGGGTTGATGTTCGGGTTCTGCAACTGATCCGCCTGCTCGTTCGGGGACGGCGGAAGACCGATCCTCGTACGGGCCTCATTCGGTGTGATGACCTGGTCTCTGAGCATGGTGTCCAGGGACGTGACGATCTGGCTCGGAGGAACGTTCTTGAACGGGTCGCGGATGTACTGCACAGCCTGACCCTGGGTGCGCGCGGTCTTCGTGAGGAAGGCCTTGCTCATCCCGTCGGCGAGAGCCGAGAGCACGGGCTCCACAGCCCGGTTCCAGTAGTGCGTCCAGACGATCTCTGTCGCAGTGCCTTTGAAGACGTCCTCCGAGATCCCCAGTCGACTCATGAGCTCGGCGGTGAGGAACTTGATCTGGTCGAGCAGGTTGTTCTCCGCCGGGCGGTTCAGCTGAGTGATCTTCTCGGAGCCGTCGGTGTAGGCGATCCCGTGGCCGCCCTTGCCGAGCTGATCCTCGATGGACTGGATGCGGTTCTCCGCCCGCTGGCGCATGGCTTCGGTCTTGACGACATAGGGGAGCTGGATGATGATGTCCAGCTTTCCGGTGTACGTCTTCTCATCAGCCAGGTCCAGCATGGAGAGCTTACGACTCAGTCGCTTGAGGGTGGAGTTCGGCTTGTTCATCACCTCATAGAGAGGGTTCTCGATGATGGCGACGGTGCGCTTCGGCAGGATCACCCGCTCCTTGTTCGAGGTGGCCTGGTTGTAGACCTCGACCTCGATGTTCTCGGGAAACCACTGCGTGATCCGCCCAACACGCAACTGCTTGATGTCGAAGCTGTTGTTCGTCCTCGGATCCAGGTCGGACTCGACTGGAACGATGGCGATGACCCCCTCGTCGAACAGCGACAGCACAGCATCCTGAATGAAGGCGCGGCCGTTCTGGTCGATGTTCGGCTCGAGCATCAGGCATTCGTTGAGAGCCGAACGCCGAATCCCGATGAAGGTTCCATTTTGAGCCGTGTCGACATGTCGGATCGGCGTGGCGGACACATCGATCGCGATCATGTTGAACAAGGACGAGATGATCGACTTGTCGGCCGTCCAACCGAGTGCGAGCCTGTCAGCCCGTACCGTGTAGGAAGGGCCGAGGGTCGACCGGCTGATGTCTTTGCCAGTGAAGGCGTTGTAGGCGTGCTGTAGTCTATCTCGCAGTCCTATGACCTCCACCTCCTAGTCGAACATGTCCTTGTTGAGTTTGTATGCGACCCAGGCGTCCATCAGAGCGGCGACCGAGTCGATCTTGTTCTCCCGTCGGGCCTTCAGGAGCTTGCGGTTCCCGTTGGTATCCTCCAGGGTGATGGCGTTACCCATGGTGAAGGTCATCATGGACTGGTCGAACAGGAGCTTGCGGTCCTCCGCCATGTCCTTGATCTCGCCGAGCGGAACGGACTCCGTTCTGGATCCCTGAATCACCTTCTCGATGCCGAACGGGCCGTTCTCGTTCTCCCAGCGAGTGACGAACTCCTTGGCGTTGTATGGGTCGAACCCGAGACAACGCACGTCGTACTCGCAGGAAGCGACGAACGCCTCGAGGTCCTCGTAGACGTTCATCATGTCAAGAACCGTACCCTCGAGCACCATGAGCGAGCCTTCCTGGAGGAACTCCTCGTACTTCTGACGAGTGGCTCCCGGAAGGCGCAGCATGGTTCGCTCGGAGATGTAGCAGCGCGTCTTGACGCCAAACCTGCCTCGGCTGAGGGGGAACAAGAATGTGAACGCGGTGAAGTCATCGCCTTGCGACAGGTCGACGCCGATGGAGCACGGCATACCCCAGAAGTCCTGACGGTTGTGCCGCAGGGTCTCCTCGTAGGTGAAGAAGTACGTGTACCCCTCCATAGGAATGCCGAACCTCTTGGCCAGAATGTCGTTCCTGGCCGCGGGCACGTGCTCCGCCCTCTCAACATCTCGCTGGTAGGTCTCGTAGGAGACGGTGGCACCGAGATTCGGTTGGGCCTTCAGCCACGTTGACGGATCCGCGACCTCCTTGAGGTCGTCGAGTCGGTAGTAGAAGATGGACGTATGCGGATCCGAGTACTCGCCCCTCAGGATGTTGAGGAGCTCCATCTTCATGTTGTCGCCCGCCGAGTTCCTGACGGTACCCTCCGAGGACACGGCCAGGATAAGCCAGTCGTCGACCTTGGAAGCCCCCTGCTCGATGGCACCGACGACATCCTCTCGAATATCGCCGGACAGCCACTCGTCCACCGTGTTCATCTTGGTCCGGAGACCCTGAAGCTTGTCGATGGACATTGGGCGAACCTCGAGCAGGCTGTTCGTCATGAAGTTCTCGATCCCCTTCTTGGTGGGGACGAGCTTCTGGCGAAGTGCCCGATTGCCGGTCGTGTTCTGAAGGGACCCCTGTGTCATGAAATCGAACAGGGGGCCCTTGGCTCTGGTGATGGCGGTGCGGAAGGGCTGCATGACCTCCTCGGCCTGCTTCATGGTCGGCGCGGTCGTCACCTGGTGGGTGGTCGACGTGTCGATCGTGAGGAAGTAGGCTTGAAGGAGTGTCTCGTACAGGGACTTCGCCCCGCCTCGGGCGACGATGATGTACTGCTTGTTGATGAGGCGTTGCTTCACCCGGCGCTTCTCGAAATGGCCGCCGGCATTCGTCTTGTTGGGGACGTAGACCGATCGCTCAGTGAAGAACCACCAGCCGAAGATCTCTTCGGCCCAGAGTTTGAAGCTGGGGAGCAGTCGAAGATCGGATCCGTCGGTGAGAGTCATCTCCGCTTCCGCGAAGCGGATGAACCCCTCCACAGCGTCGCTATCGTAATAAAAACCGGGATTGCGAATCCGATCATCGATCCTGTTCATCTCCATCTCGATCTCCTTGCAGACCGGGATCCGACCCGCAAGGACATCATCTCGGAACTCTGCGTAATATCGCGGGGTAGCGGTATTCGACAGCATGGTCAGCGGCGATTCTGAGCCCGCTTACGCTTGCCGCTACTCTCGAGCTTCCTGCCCGCGGCCTTAGCCGCCGCGCGACCCGCAACAACCCCAGTGGCGTGGGCTCCTACCCCGACCGCACCGATCTTCGCAAGGTTCTTGGCAAGAGTCTTGTTTCCACCGCCGACAACCTTGGTTCCCGAAACGGCGAGCTTACGCCTACCGGCTCCTCCAGAGCGAACCGCAGTGGAAAGAGCCTTGCTCGAGGGCTTCTTACCGAACTTAGACTTTGCTGCACGCGCAGCAGATCCTGCCGCGGCCTTAGCGCCACCGACTCCGCCCTTGGCGACGTTACGAGCGCTGTTACCTGCCTTCCAGGCCTGGTTCTTGGTCTTGTATCCGGCGCTGCGAGCGGCAGCTCCCGCCTTGAACTTGGCGGCATTCGCCCCGAGACGGGTAGCCTCGGCGTACTTGCCGACTTTGGTAGTCTTCAGCTTCTCGGCCGCGCCCTTAGCAGTCGCAGACTGCGCCTTGGCGAAGCGCTTGGCCTGAGCCTTCTTGACTCGAGCCTGGGCACCGAGATTGCGACCCTTGCCCTGAGCGAACTTCTTAGCGGCGGCTCCTAGCTTCTTGCCGTTACCGGACTTTTGCAGATAAATGCCAGTACCGACTCCAGCAGCGAGACCGAGTGCTCCAGCAATAGCGCGCTTCTGGTTGCGCGAAAGACCCTTGCGCTTCTTGGAAGGACCGGCGCCTCCGGAGGGACGCTGCTTGCGAACGCCCCAGCGCATGCCTTTGACACCATGGTGAGCGAGGACCTCGTCCTCGTCGATGAAGAAAATATTCTCAGGCATTCCTGTCTCCGAGTGCTTGAATCGCTTAGCGCCCTTGATAGCCGCAGACCCTCCTCTGCTGGCTGCCGACTTGAAACGCTTCTGAAGTGCATTCTGCAAGGTGTTGAAGGCGGCCTCCTCGGCGGCTTTCCCCGCGCGTTTGCGATACTTCTCCAGTTTGGTCTGGGTCAGCTGCTTGTATTCCTTCTCCAGTCGAAGTCGGTTGTTAGCCTTCTTCAACTGATCGTCGGACATACCGTCTATTTTGGCCTGCTTCTTAGAGGTCCAGCGCCCGGCCTTCTTGATGCGAGACTTGCGGACGCCCCACTTCATCCCTTTAACACCGAAGTGCATAAGCTCTGAGTGACTCATACGCTTGTTGTGCCCCTTCTTGTAGAACTTACGGGCGGCCTCGGCGAGTGTGGCGTCCGTGGAGTACGTCTTGCCAAGCTTCCCGCGGTCCAGCTCGCCGTAGTACTTCTCTCGACGCTCCGTAGCGGTCAGCTGACGGTTGCGCTGATTGGCAAGGCGCCAGTTCTTGACCTTCTCGGCGTGCTCTTTGCGCTTCTTGAGATAGTTCTCAATCTTGCCGACATCGTCGATGTCGTACTTCGCCTTGAGCTTGGCCTCGTACTTGGCGCGGCGCTCGGCATTCCGCTCCTCACGGCTCTTCCGAGTACCCCTGCGCATACCCTTGACCCCGTAGTGCGCGAGAGTGCCGCTCATGAGGTCTCCTTCTGGATGTTGATGCGCCATGTGTACTCCTGAAGCTGCTTCTCGATCGCCGTCACGACGAACGAGTTGGCAGGGGGATCGAAGACGAGCCTGACTTGCAGGTACAGATACGTCTTGACGGCCTCGAGATTCTTGGTGACGCCTGCCAGGTACTGATCCCAGGTCTCCGTCTTACCGGTGATCTTGAAGGAGGGTAGGCCCAGTTGCTCCGCGAACATGATCGCCGTGTTTGTGTGGAGGATGATCTCCTGATCGAAGGCCGTGTAGTCCTCAGTGATACCGAGGGCCTTCTTGATGTCGTTGAGTATCGAGTCAGCCACGGTCACCTCCAGGGTATCGTGTCATTCGGCGTTCTCTCGACCGGAGGCATGGGTAATAGGCTCACATCGCCGAAGTGAATCGCGTTGTGTGTGTCGTGTCGCACGCAGATCAGGTACTCGAGGTCTAGGATGTCAGGATTGAACTCTCCCTCGAGGTCCTCAGGCCGAATCGGGTTCATGTGATGAACGAGAATCTTGTCGTAGATGTCGTGACCTGGGACCCCGAGGTCGCATGCGTCGTCTCGCAGGATGACCTTCTGCCTTGCCTGGCGCCACTCGGAGGAGTGATAGAAGGTCTGGTTCAGATACCGTTCGAAACCGAAGGTTTGATCCCCTGGATTCTGATTGAGACGTAGGTATTCGTACCGATCCTCGAAGGATTCAATGCGAGAGAGTTCACTATAGGTCCGAATCCGACTCAAGGCCTACACCTCCCCCGGCGTAGGACTTGAATGCCTCGAGAACCTCCTTGTAGGCCTCCTCGCCTCGAGCTGAGGCCGCCAGAGCATCGGCCTTGGCCTTGAGCATGTCGTTCTCGGCCCTGATCCGCTCCTGCTCCAGCCTCTCACGGCTCGTGGCGAGCTTGAGGTAGTGCGTGATGATGGAAGGAGGAGCCGTGCCGTCCAGCAGCATCTCCTCGGCTCGCTGGACTGCGAGCGACATGAGACGATTCTCCTGCTGCTCCGGAGTGGCGGCCCGTCCTCGGGGTGACTTCTTGGCCCTTGCCACGGAGTTCTCTCCTGTTCCGGGTTCCTTTACTGGATATGAATCGGGGTTTCAGGTAAGACAGGACGACTTGCGTACCCCTCGTTGGGTAGAAAGGAACGAACGCAAGAAGACCCCAACGACACATGTCGCCCTGCCTTATCCGAACCCCCGATTCATATTGCCCAAAGCACCTCCGGGAAAAATGCTAGG